GGTAAGAATCGCGCGGTGCGAAGTAGCGAACGACAGTTCCGGTCTTGTAGAACACGCGGTTGCAGTATTGGTCAATCGCGCGAGATGCGGACTCTACCGCCATTTCCAACAGAGAATCAGAAATGTTGTCGGTAATGCGAAGCGCTGCCTTGACCTGAGCAAGTGTTGCATAGCCATTAGTGATACTCACTCATTGACCTCAATTCGGAAAGTTTTTTAAGCTGCCTAATACCTATTCTATCGCCCCGGCTCTTATTGCAGAATGAGCAAGCTATTGCAAGATTGGTTGCAGAATTGTCGCCGCCTCTATTGACAGGGATTAGGTGATCAAGTTCAAACTTTGTAAAATCTACATTTTGAAAACATACATAGCATGAGCCATTGTCTCTATCGTAGATTTCTCTGCGCCTGGCAATTCCCTCGACTCTAGTCCCAGACCGATGCTTGAAATTATGATCCATACTCTTGCATGTTTTTGAGCAGTAAATAGCGTTGCCGCGCTTGCCAAGAAGTGACTTATTACAACGAGCGCATTTGCCATTATTGACGCGCCACGCGTTGTTTCGGCGATTCCTATTTTTTATTTGACAACTAATTTGACAAAATTTTTGCTGATAGGTCTTTTTAGCGAAAGGCGCTTTACACTCTAAGCACTCAAGTTGCTTACCATTAGTGATCGCCATGTTTCTATTCTACCGCCCGAGCCTGCGCTTGATTTCTGTTGAGCTTATGCCCTTCGTATAGGGAATGTAGATAAGGCTTAGGTGGCGTTCGTCTAACCAGTCTTGGGTAAAGCCCATTTGCTTGTAGTAATCTTTCCTAGCCCAATCAGAGCCAATGGCAATTACATCTATCTCATAGTCTTTGCATAGGTCGTCTATCACCTGAGCGCAGTTTTCGTTGCCGTAGTTCACGATTACTCTGTCCACGCATCGGAACTCGCTGATAACCATTCTGCGCTCGTCAAAGCTCATTACCGGCGGTTTGCCTTTGTAAGCCTCGATGAACTCATCTGTATTTAGAGCAACGGTTACAGTTCCTAGCTCAGCGCAAGCCTGTAAAAAGTTGACATGCCCGCTATGGGGTAAGTCAAAAGTTCCAGCTGTGAACACTTTTAGTCCCATCTGTTTTCCCTTCGCACCTTTAGCGACCAGCCACGAATCCCTAGATCGTGTGCCGCCACCTTGTTTGAGTAGACCGAGTTGTTACGAGCGAATGTCATGGCGTTACGCGCATGGAACCCGCTGGCTAAGGTCGAGCTGTTGTCATGGTGGACAGTTGCGTTGATGGTGTTGAACTTTACGCCTAGCTCGCGCATACGCCATTCGTATTCGTCATCGTCAAAGTAGATTGGATGAAACACCTCATCCCAAAGCCCTGCCTTCATTACGCTTCCCTCGGTAGGGATAACGCATGACCACTTGGGGTTGATGTTCAGGAAGTTGAACTTAGTTGTGTCTACCTCTTTCGCGATGGTAGCAAGCGCACCTGGCGCGAACCAGCTATCGTCATTTGGGATAACCCAATACGGCGCGTGAGGCGTTGCCTTGATAATCAGGTTCCAAGCACCGTTAGCACCTAGCCCGCTCGGGACTCGGATAACCCAAGTGTTCTGAACATACTCTGAAGTCTTAGGCTCGAACTGGTTTGTCCCCGAGTTGTCCACGATTACTAAATGTTCGACCGGATAGTCAATCGAATCGAGTAGTCGTTGCGCTAGGTCGAATCGGGTCAGCGTTGCAAACCCGAGAACTGGGATCACTTTAGGTTCGCCTTTAGGAATGGTGTCCAGTAGTTGTCCCAGACGGTCTCGACATCGAACTGCTTGGCGAAGTCAACGGATGCCTGAGAGAACCCGCGGTTGGCGTTGGCTTCCTTGAGCGCATTGACTAGTGAAGGAATCAGAGGAATCATAAAGAACGAAGCCTGCGCCTCATCCCAGAACGGCTGACCGTCAACTAGGAACGAATCGTCACCGAGCAGGTCAGGGGTTGCGGCCCAGTTAGAACCGATAACACGAACACCGCAAGCCTGAGCCTCAATAGCAGGAACGCCAAAGCCCTCGCCGTAGCTGGCGTGTAGCAGAACATCTAGCGATGAGTAGATGCCTGCCATCTCGTCTGTCGAGTAGCCGTAGCGTAGCTTGACTGGATCGGGGAACAGCACCGCATCTTCGGGTAGTCCGACCGCCCGCATAAGCACCGAGAGCTGGAAGCCACCATAGGCGCGCGATGGCTCGGAGTGAATGTAGAGATAGCTGTTCGGGTTCTCTTTGCGGAACAACGCGAAAGCAAGAAGGTTCTCAGCGAAAGCCTTGCGGTGGATAGAACCGTTAGCTTTGTTAGCGGATACCATGCCGACTAGGAACGCATCCTCGGGGACTCCCATGTATTCCCTGAGCTTGTATCCGTTGATGTTGTCTCGGCGGTAATACTGAGCGGTGTCTACGGCGTGAGGAATGTAGGTAGCATCTACGCCTAGCGCCTCGAACTGGCGTTGTCCGAAAGGGGACATGGAGATTGTTTTGACATTCTCTCGCTTTGCCCATTGTGCGACCTTCGGCGGAACGGTGATGTGATCAACTGGAGTCCATGACCAGAACTTGAGCTTGTCTAGGTTGGGGACATCGTTGTAAACCCATGCGTCATACAGCGTCAGGATTGCGTTAGGAATGTCGCGACCGTTTAGGAAGTGATTGTGATGAAGTGGCAGAACATCGCCTGAGTAAAGCGTAAGTCCTCGAGGGTAGTGAGGGATTGACCCGAACTTGGTTTCGAGCGTGGACATGTTGCCCTCTAGCCCATAGTTAGATAGCGCTGCTACATCGTAGCCATCGCGCTTTAGTCGTTCGGCAACTAGAAGCCCTTGGACTCCGTAGCCGGTAGGTGAGCCAGGCGTGTTGCTGGCAATAGAAATCGCGCCGTAGGTTGTCATGGTGAAACTCTATCAAAAAAAAGATAGACCCCGCGCAACCTACAACGCGGGGCCTATCGGCTTTATTCGTGAGCTACTAGGAAGCAGCGCCTACGAAATACTTGACATGGCTGGAGTGAGTCAAGTTACCGTCAAGACGGATCAAGAATCTCCAGGTGGTCAGGTCGGTGTTGAAAGCGTAGTCCTGGCTGGAAGCAACCTGGATTCCGCCTGCAATGCGAACCTTGTAAGAAGCAAGGTCACCGAATACAACGGACTTAGCGCCAGTTGCGATTGCGGCTAGGTGTGGGTTCTCGACAACGCGGAAGCCAGCAAAGGTATCTGGATACCCCTGCCCGATCTGATAGAGGTAATTTCCAGCCGTGTCCTTCAATTTCCTCATAGCGCCGATGGTCTGACCGTTTGCCATGAAGCCTGCACCTGGTAGGCGGCGAACTGCACCGTCTACAGAGTAAGCAAGGTCAATCAGGTTGTCAGCGGTGAAGCCACCCGATACACCAGTTCCACCGGTGATACCAGAGCCAGCAGCGGTAACGATACCGTTTGGAACGGTGGTTCCAGTTCCGGTGGTTAGTGCGCTGTTGACTGCGTAACCGATAGCGTTTCCAGCTTGGCGAGCAAGGTGAGCAGCTAGGTCGAAGCCTGCGTCAGTTACTAGCTCGTTAGCAGCCTGGATTAGGAAGCCATACTTCTTAGCACCTAGAGTGATGCTTGAGTAGGTAGGCTCCGAAGCGCTGATTGCAGAACCAGCAGCGGTTAGAGCTGCGGTGCTGTAAGCGGTCAGGGTTGGGATGGTTAGGTCTTCGCCAGAAGTGGTGTTGATAACCTCTGAGGTCTCAAGCATTGGGCCAGCAAGACGAGCAACATCGAATACCTCATCGTAGAACGACTTTGGAACGGTGTTGGTGGATGGGGTTAGAGCAGCGCGCTTCTCGAAGGTGTGAGCAGAGCGGGTCTGTGCTACCTCGCGAAGGATGTCAGATGCGGAACGCTCTGATACCGATGGGATGAAGCCCTTAGCTGCAACAGCAGCCTCTAGCTTGCGCTCCTCTGAACGCTGAGCAACAGAGATAGCCTCGTCTGCCTTTGCGATGTCTGCCTCGATAGCTTCGATCTTGCGAAGCTCCTCAGCGTCAAGTCCGCGACCCTCAGACTCAGCGAAGTCAATGACCTCACGAACCTGCATGATTAGGTTGTTGCGGACTTCAGTCTGGCGAGTGATGAACTCGGACATGATGTCTCCTAATTTTCTAATGAATGGGATTAGCGGCGTTGACGCTCAACTAACTACGGCAGAGCTAACTCACTTCCGTATGTAATTAGTTTACAACACCCCTGTAAATGCAGAACCCCACCGGTAGAAAGGGGGAAAGACCGGTGGGGAGAAACGCTTTCTGCTTGGCGACTATCTAGTTTCAGTCGGC